CTTGTATCGGATTAGAAGTTGAGAAGTCATAAAATGACGCTGTTTTTGATGCATAGACTTTTTCTATATCGTTATTTGTATTGGCTAAAACAAGCCTTTGTTGATAATAAGTAATGGCCGAAGGATAATCCCCAGATGCATTAAAATCCTCTGTTATCCTTGGAGGAGTGTCAGCCGTGTTTATATCATAACCAATATCAACAAATGAAGTAACGCCGGATGCAATACCAATAAAACCGAAAACTCCGTTTGTTTCTCTGTATATATTAAAATCTAATTGAGAAGCCGTAAATCCATAAAGCGAAGTCAAAGACCATGAAACTGTAATTGAGTTTGTCGAGCTAAGAGTGGCATTTCCATTTGTAACTGTCGCAAGATAAGCACCACTAGGAGGGACTGTTTTCAAAGTCGTCTCTTGTCCTGTTAGAGGATTAAATGCTGTTACTGTATATTTATAAGTCCTTGCGCCAGTCGTTCCATTTTGAACTGCAGTAATTGATGTAGGATAATCAATCTGAGCTTCAAATGTTATTGCAGCCAATGTCCAGCTTGCATCGCCAGTTCTGGACAAATTCTGAGGTGCATGTCCAGGGTGAACGATTGTCAGGACATCAGCAGATTGAACAAACTTTAATTCTGATAAATCATTTTCAGAATACGGAGTTGTTATTTCATAAATCTCTTCAATTGTTCCGCCTGAAGTATACGCTCCAAATGAAGTTGAATTCACATTTGTATTATTCATGTAGTGAATGTGAAATGTATTTGCAGTTGTATTCACATTCTTAACTATAAACTGTCTATTGTTTAAATAATTTCCCATCGGTCCAGATATGCCAGACAATAAAATATGATCATCATTTGCATAATTGTCCGCGCCTGAATAAGTAATTACAGCCGGATTCGCATTTGTAATTCCTGTTATTGATTGACCATCTCTTTTTATATATTCGCCATTCTTAATTACGCGCATATAAAATCGGCCAAATTCTAGGCAATATGTTTGATTAACATTAAAAACAAAAGGGATTAATCTTACAGTTCTGTTTTGGTTTTTTGCCTCACCAACAAACTGAGTTCCCGGTCTGTTTGATACTCCGCCATGTCTCATGACATAAAAATTACGACAAGTCCTTAATGCATTTTGATATTTTGCAACATCAGTTCGAGCATAAAGAGAAGGGCTCAACTCACCAGATGAGAAACTTTTTTGCATAATGGCCGTCATGATTAGTCCTCGTCTTCAGTTTCGCTTTCTCCATAAAGCGCCTCACTTGGATCTTTAAGTTTTTTATCTGAATCTGATTCAAGTTCCATTTCAATGATTTGAATTTCCATGGTCTTTGCACCTTCATCTAATCGCTGGCCAACAACCATGACAGTCGCTTCCATGCTCATCTTAGATCCAATCGAAGGGAGCTCTTTAAGTCCCAGCATATCTAACTCGCTTTGGCTTAAATACAAACGAAGACAATAAGGATACTTTGGCTCACTCGGTTTTTCAGCAAGACCTTTGTTTGAGTAGCCAACATTTGCGACAACCTCGTCACTCATCGCCATCATTTTATTTAATGCCATGCTTTTCATTTTAATCCCTTGCTGCAATTGATTCAGTGTCTTGTCTAGTTGAGGAGTTGTCCTCATTGAATTTATTTGCGCTGGCTTTGCTTATTTCTATTTCATATTTTTGCATTGCCTTGTCACTAAGATTAAACGGATCACCCGCCGTAAGTCTTGGCCCTATATAGTGTGCAAGCCTATAACTAAGAGCAATAACAAAATCACTTGGAAATAAATCAGCCGATTCTTCGTTTTTCGTGTATTCAATTTGTGCATCCTGTTGATCCGTATAAATCAAAAGACCTTGGTCATCTTGAACTATTTTGTAAACAACTTTTGTTGCCTCAGTGTCATCTCTAAATCCTGACAAAATCCTTCTCACAAAAAGGCAATCAACAGGATATCTGTATGAGTAAGCCCATTCAGTTGTTGGATCTTCTTCGACTAAACCTAGATTTACAAACCTAGTTGAAAATGGCCATGGATAATCATTGAGAACAGCTTTTCTCGCCTCATCATAAAACCTACGACAAGCCGCTGCTTCTTTCGATTGCTCAGTTGTTACATTAGCAATTTCTTTTGAAATACCTAAATGCGATATTGCAATGTTGCAAATATCTGTCTTTGAAGCCATTAGAACCTACCAATAGCTAGAACAGAAACACCTGCAGCTGTTGTTATTTTCCAACCTGGAGAAGTCGCATTTCTGCAAACGGCTCCAATTATTACAGAGTATGTTCCAATTGGAGTATTGTTAGGAACAATCGTTATTGCAGTGCCGTTTCCATCTTTTATTTGAACTTGAGCGGTGGCCGCAGTTGTAACATTCACGACAAGTCTTTCAAGAATTTGACCTACGGCGGGAGCAGATGAAACAGCAGCGTCGGTCTGAGATGCGGCAACGGCGGTGTATGTTGTATTAAAATCATAACGTGGCCCCATAATTATCTCCCAAGAAAAAAGGGGAGCGAACTCCCCTTAGTTTTTAGATCACTTCGTCGCTAGACGATTTTGGTAACTCGATCTTTTCTTTTGATTTCTGAGCAGCTTTTTTTTCGTCAACAGGCACACACCACAATGGAGCAATCTGTACGCCGTTGCTATCGTATTTAAAAAACTTCTCATCGATATCAAAGATCTGTCCTTCTCGAACTCTTCTGTGATCGATATAACCTAACTTAGTAGCCTTAGCTTTAATCTTAGCCATCTAACGATCTCCTTAAGAAACAACAAATCCATCTGGATAAACGTAATCATTTTGAACCATACTCATTGGCATCAAATGAGTAGTTACCGTGATGGTAGGAGTAGTTCCACCCATTGTATAGTTAACACGAATGTAACGCTCTGTCGCAACACCTGGAGGTATTGGCAAAACATATTTCGCGCCAGCTGCAAAAGATGAAAACGTAGGGCTCACTACAACAGATGTTGCAGATGAGAACCCAGCATTGTCATCAGATTGCAAAGTCGCGATCATAGTTGGAGTAGTTCCACCCATAGCAACATCGCATCCAATAACAACACACATTGGCTCGCCAACGCCAAGGCGTCGCTCTTGACCAAGGTCGATAATATCAGTAGACGCTGCTGTAACAGTCAACGCCTGTGCATTTGAAAACAAATTTTCTCTATCAACGTACATAATAAACTCCTTTTTAAAATTGAAAGAGGGGAGCGAAATGCTCCCCAATTAAATTAGACCAAAGCTTCTGTTTCAATAATTGCATCACACGTTCGAACTGGAATTCCTCGAAATGAAGGGATGAGCTTGCCATCAACATCATTGTAAACCAAAGATCCACCTGATTGAACATCGTCACGTCGCTGAATATCGAGCATTTGCTTAACAGTACGATTCATGTAGAACGCGCACTTGCCCATGCCCATAGTCGGGATTCTGTGGTAAGCACGGATCATTAATTCCGTAAGGTCAGCCGCACTTGATTTGGAAACCAAGTTAGACACGTCGATAGAACCAATTCGAACTGCATATCTCCAGTCACGAACTGCAACGCCGCACTTCCATTGCCATTGATCTTGGTATGCTCTCATGCGTTGACCAGCAACACCTGCAGTCGTCTCAACAGTAACTTCGCCATGATCTTCATGAATCAAGCCAGCCTTAGATCCTTTAGGGAAAATACCGTGAACAGTATTAGCACCCCAACAGATCAGCCAGATTGAAGTATTGTCAGATCCTGAACCGCCAGCATCCAAAACATTTTGTCCGTTTACAGCTGCAGGATCAGAGTATCGAACTGACAAGCCTGTGAACTCTTCAGCCGCAAGACCAGAGTTTCCATAAAACAATGTTTGAGCCATTTCCTGATTCATTGCTTCAATGAATGCTTGTGCTTCAGACAAACGAAACGCTGGAGTGTTTCCGTTCAACAAAGCCAAGTCTTTATCAACTTCAGACCATGCTTCAAGCATTCCACACTGCTCATCGATCTGCGCAGTTGTCGATTTTGAAGGCTGAACACCGTTGTTAAGCAAGCGCCATGCAACAGTTGGAAGTCCAGTTCGAACAGTCGTTCTGTGACCAGTTGGCAAATTGCCTTCCACCCACAACATGTCTTGCAAGATTTCATTTGTTTGTGCCAACAGTTCCACGATAGATGGAACCTTTCCTTGAGGATCAAGACGCTTTGCCCAGTCAGCAAGCGTTAGTGCATTTGCTCCAATTGTAGCCATTTAAAACTCCTTTTTAATTAATTTTGTTTACTTCCATAAAAAATATCTTCAATAGATTTTTGACCGCCAGTGTTTACATTCCCACCGATGATCTTGGCCTCTCTCATTGCTTGTCCAATTCTCGCGAATACTCGGACAAGTTCTGGGTGATTGCCGTATCCTGAAGAGTCGAGAGCAGATACAAACTGTGGAGTGCTGAACTTCTCAAGCGTTCGCTTTGCTAGCTCTGCGTTCTCAGCAAATTTCTCGCCACCTATTTCTGGATCAGCGATTGTTTGTTGTTTCCACTGTTCTTTAACCTGTTCCCATTTTTGAATCTGTGAATCGTAATAACTCTTTCTTGCAGTCTCTTCTCTTTGAAGTAACTCTTGCGCTTGATCTTGAGAGAGTTTCTTTTCCTTCGCGTAGGCTTCGAAACTTTCAAGGTAAGCAGAATCTATCAAAGACTCCTCTTGCAGCTTAAGCTCGTACTTTTCTGGTACGACTGGCTCAGCTGGTTTTGGTGCATCCTGCGTAGTTTGAGTTTGTTGATTCGCTGTTGCTGCATCAGTATTGGCACTTGCCTCGACTTTTGCTGCATCATTTGCTTGAACCGCATTCGGTGTTTCTGTAGCGGCTGTTTGCACAGTTTCTGTAGACATTGCTTATTCCCCCTTATTGCTTTTAATCATTTTTAAATAGCTGTCAGGATCAACTCGCATGATGTCTGACATTAACTTTAATCCTATATTGCGCTGTCCCTCAAGGAAAAAAGTTTCACTAGACCCTGTAAAGCTTGATTTAAATACTCCGCACTTCTCTAGCATGTTCCAAATAAATCTTCGACCTTGGTCTGATGCGAGTAAAAACTTAAGATCATTATCCTCGGTATCTTGTTTGAATTTGTTTTTCTCTCTATCGATCTTGATCTGATTCTCATCAGCTGCGTTCTTAACTTTACTCATAATCGTCTAGGCCTTCGTCTAAATAATATTGGATATGGAAAACTATCTGTATCAATAGGAGGTACTGTCCCAGTAACTGGAGGCCAATAAGTAGATTTAAAATATACTGGCGCAAAAAAACCTTTTGGAAACATTAAGACTCGCTTACGTCATAAGTTATAGATGTACGATTTCCGTTTGAATCCACGGTAGCAACAATTCTATCTTTGTCATCAACAATATTTCTAAACGTAATGGTTGTTGTCTCTGCGCCGCTGACTTTGCCAGCAACAGATGAAAGAACTAGACGAAGGGCTTCGCGCAAAGAGTAACCTGTTTCGATATCTTGATTGTCTAAGAGCTCTGCAGTTAATCCCTCAGGACTTAATGGCGTTGCGCCTCCAGCTTCGGCAATCATAAATGCAAGTGCTGTATTAATAGCATTAGAAGATAACAGCATTGTAGTAGTAGCTTGGACAGGAATAATCCCACCAAGAATTGCACTGCTAGAAATTACAATAAACCCACTTGCATCTGCTGATACACCAGCAGACAAATTTGCATTTGAAACTGCTATTGCAAAAGATGCAGATCCTATAAGAGCAATAATTTGATCAGCCTGAGCGTTTGTTAAAGTTAAAACTAAAAACGCAGAGGCCGTCATGTTTAAACCCATTTTTGCGTCGGCATTTGATTTAACAAGACTTAATATCGCTGGATTATAGGACGACATTGCGCCACCAACATTAGGAAGAACCCAGCTGACAGGTGCTAAATATCCATATGGCGTGCCAGATATTTGTCCATATTTAGAAAGTCTATTTTTTAAACTTGCTGGAGGGGAGTAATTGAACGCAGTCATAGACGTTGCAGTACCTGCAAATGTCCTAATCGATGTTCTATTTAATAGAGTGTAGTTCCCTATTAAAGCCAAAGCTTACCCCCAAGCCGATTCAATGTGACCAATAAATGTAGTGCTCGCTGCAGTCGTGCTACCTGCCACATAAATTAAACCAAGAACAGCTCCGTCTACAATTTGCTCAAGACTTGGCATCATGTTAACAAAATCTCGCTCATAGTAAATGTTGGCAGCTGGCAAAGGAAGCATAGCTAGCTCTTTGTACAGGTACATATGATAATAAGTACCGGCAGTACCAGTCGCTGCAGATAATTGAATCGACTGAATCGACCTAATACCTGCATCATTATTTGCTAATGGAAGTGGGAAATAATTTGAAGCTGCCACACCCGAATGAGTGATATGCCCTTGAATTGCCGATGAAGTACAAGCAACGGTGACTGGCATTTGACGAGATCCAGTGCCGCCTGAATTCGTGTAAGTCATCGCAACGTTGTGTGCTACTGCCCCGACAGTTGTTGGCGCTGCATTTGATATCACATAACCAGTTCCACCTGAGGCCATAAAGGCCCGAACACCTGCTCCGGTTGTGTATCTGGTAAGTGTATTTGTATTACTGCAAGTTTGAGCAAGCGCAGAGTTGGCATCGATATAAGGATATGATCCAAGTAAATCAACTAAATAAAATTGACCTATACCTGTCGCTGCAGTTGTCATAAGACCCATGTTTAAAAGTGATTTTAAATCAGTAGAAACTGAGCCACCGTGAAACAATGCTGGCGAATTTGCCGTAGTAAACGGCTGAAACATTGGCGTAATAGTGCCAGAAGATGATCCCCATTCAACGACAGAAATGTTCGATACTGAAAACACACCTGTACTAACAGATGCTTGCAACACAAAGCCAGCTGTTGATGATGCTGTTATTACCTCAACAAAAGTCCCTATTGCCGCTCGGACAGTTCCCGTAGCACCGCCAAGTGTGAAATTAACATTCGAAGATGTCCATGCAGAAATCGTATATTGAACACGATAAAAACGACCTGCAACAATACCTATATTTAAAGAATCAGCCGTTAGAGTTGTCGCGGTACCAGATGTCTTAGCAAAAGTATTAGCTGTTGCTGCCCATCCTGTACCATTTGGAGTCCAGTTAAATAAACTAACTGGAGCAAATGAATTTATAAGATGCTCACCTGGTCCCATTCGATCAGGAGATCCAGGCAATATAGATAAATCATAAGCACGGCCTGCAGTATATGCAGTTGTGATACCAGTAACTTTGTTTATCTGCGATCTAAACTTTTTACCATTCGTTGTAATCTCATTTATTAAATCATCTGTACCTGAAAAACCTGGCATATTAACCCCACGTTGTTTGAATGTTACCGTAAATTGGAGCCGATGCGATTGAAGCATTCGGCAATACTAAGAAAGAAAGATAAGCACCGTCTGGAATAATTGGCATATTTAAACCAGTATCAATTAAGAAATCTTTTTCTGCTGGTACATTGGCTTCTCTAATCGAAAGATTTCCTAAATCTTTACACAATACAAGAGCGAAGATCCCACCATTTGCACTTAGAAACGTAAACGATTGAACTGATCTTATTCCAGTATCGCCGTCTGCTAATGGAATAAACCAAGCGTTAGACATTGCTCCCGATGAAGCGCCACTAGATATTATTGTTCCTGCAGTTGTTGCAAGATTACTTCGGCATAACTTGCTCGTGCGGCCTGAAACCCCAGCTTGATTTGTGTATGTAATAAAAAACTCAGCGCCGCCAATGTATGTTCCTTGAGCTACGACATACGCATTAACGCCTACCCCAGTAGTTTCTCTGGTTAGAGAATTTGTATTATCAAAGACCTGCTCATCTGTAGAATCTCCATCAATAAATGGATAATACAAAAGTGAGTCTATAAATAATAAATTAACTGGAGCAACAGAACACATCGCAGTCACTCTCTTTAAATGCTTTTGGTCAGAAGAGACATTTGATCCATGCTGAATTCCCTCCCTAGCAAGTAAGTATTCAGCCTTGAGAGGAGTTGATGCGTAGAAGTTAGTTACTGGATGTCCCG